ACTTGCCATCTTATTCTCCGTGTTTCTGGTTATCCACTTTACACATAATATAAATCTACTTGTTTTTTCAGTATGTCAACGTATTTCTGCTTATTCAAATTCAAAAAAGGAGCATAATTATTACACATACTATATAGTTCCGGCCAAATGACCGATTCCTCAATCTTCTCATTGAATGTTGAGGAAAAATTCAGTATCGAATCCAGAATAATAAAGGATTCTACTGACACATCTTCACCAAATACATGATGAAGCATAGGTGGATGTTGACCATCCACTACATCAAAAATGGAATTGAAACTCTCGTTTTCTTCAAACAAAGAACCAATCTCATTTTCAAATACATAAGGAAGACTTTGTATCCTCGCCTTCCAAGCAATGTAATTTTCTCTACCTTCTGGTGAGGTTACATTACCTACCCACAAATCTTTTGTTTTCACAAAATTGGAAACAAGAAATTTTGTAAGGTCTTCTTCTTTATAAATTTTTGATAAACGAACAAAATGATGCTTATCTCTTCTCTTATCGAAAGAAGATTCATTTGCTCGTACCTTACCGTTGAACTTAAAGTAATCATAGTTCGTTTTGTTGAAGTGCTGTTTCAACGATAAGTATTTTTGGTACACTTCAAAGGGTCGCACTTTTGGTATCATATGGGAAGTTTGGATGTCTTAGGCATAAAATTTAATGCTTCCGCTTCTTCCCTTAGTTTGTTTTTAGTTTTGATATTAATTAAACCAGCTACTGTTTCCGACTCAAGACCATTTTCATCAGCATGATACATTATAGCATCAAGGAAACTCATCTTAGTCGTATCAACAATTTCGTTGATTTCATTATTATATCGTTCAGAAGTAAACATATTAAGTAATTCTACCATATTATAGTTCCATTGTCAAGTTAAATCGTATTATCATTACCACCATTACTTACAGCTTCCCCTTCTTTCTGTTCTGGATCATCTTTGTCTTTGAACCAATAATCAGTTGCCTTGGCTAGGACGGCCACATAAGCACCCACCATAATATTCACCAAATCCCTCGACTCGGCTGGCAATGAACCATAAAATAGTAACCATATTAAAAACAAAAAAGTTAGAACTATAATCATTGACAAAACATATCTTGCCATCCAATTCAGTTTCTTCCTTGTTTCGATTTTCTCATAACGTAATGCTTCCATTGGATTTTGCTCCCATAATTTTTCTTCTTGATCTTCAATCATTTCATCGGGAGTATTAATTTTACCATCTCCCAATCTTTTATGAACTTTGTTTGCCATATTCCTATCCAAAAAAATGTGTAGCGGGGAATCTTCTGTTACGAGGCGATTCCCCAAACCCTATAGATTAATTATGCCGCTAGAGCAACCCGCGCTGGGGAATAATCTGAATTATTAGCTGCGAAAAAGTTTGCATCTAATTTAGTTGATTGTAGTCAATCACCCAATTCGTTCTCTTCAATACCTTCATTAGCAATCGAATTCCATAACAGCCCCATCAACGAAAGTCATACCCAATATAAAGTGTTGCATAAGTTAAACACAATCCAAGCAATATCATTATTGCAAGCCACATTAATTTTTTTTCCATAACTTTCTTTGGTGGAGCTGGCCGGAATCGAACCGGCGTCTTACTTAACTATTCTCTTGAGTCATCAAACAAATTCTTTATGTTCTTTGTGATATTTATATCATACCATGTTGGGAACAAATTGTCAAGACATTTTAAAGTGATAAGCATCACAAACATCTTTTAGTTTATGTATGTAATCTAGGGGATTAAACACTCTCCAATCAATCAATACATCAGTATCCATCAATGGATTGTATTTGTTCTCATCGAACCTTATCAACATACAAAGAACCACTTTCTTAGGAATGACACCATACATTTCATATATCATTCTTGAGTAAGCTGTTCCCTGTAGAATATAAGATAGAATGTATTCTTCTTTCTTAATGTAGGTAGCGGTCTTCCAATCGATAACTGCTAATTCACCTTCGTATTCAGCAATCAAATCTGTTGTTCCCGCTGTCTTCAAAGCATCAGACCACAATGGTAATTCGATACCACGAATGTTATCTATCTTTTCATCTATTTGTGGGATAGCAAGTTTGACAAGTTCAATGTGTTCTGCTGCTACACCCTGTAGATAATCCTCTTCACCTCTCAAATATTTTTCGATTACATTGTGAATTTTAGTTCCACGAATAGATGCTTTGGTAGAAATTCTCTGTGCTTTTTCGTGACCAACCCTATTTCTCCAAGCTTGAATTCCAGGCTTAGAAACTATTTCGTATAGAAGGTTTGTAATAGATGGATACGTTCCATTAGGAGCATGATACACCCTACCATTAGAACCCGAATTATCTTGTTCTATTAGGTCTTTTCGATTCTCAAAAAGGTCATAACTAAATTTTTTCATAAACTAACGTATATCAATAGTATTTCTTGGATTTAATTTTTTAATCTCTTTAAGGCGGTCTCTAAAACCATCATCGATTCTCCTACCAGCATGGTGCCAAGGGTCACCAATATGACTTTTGCCGAATATATGACTCACGCTTGTTTTAGAACAACTTGGGCAGGGTTCTTCGGTGGGTTTATTTCTGTCAACAATTTTCATGTTCTCTTCAAATTCGTGCTCACAAGAAGAACACTTGTAATCATAATATGGCATATTATTTTCCTGTTGTTATTTGTCTAATATATTATATAGTAACTAGATTAATTGTGAATAAATGGAGTTGTTAATACATTCATTCCAGCAAGTGTAGGGTATCCGTAATTATAATAGGAACTAGGTACTTCTAAAGCAACTTTTTTGATAGTTGGCATTATTGTTTCCACTATAACTTTATTTTCGATAACAATTTTTCGTGTTTCCATTACACAATCTGGACACTCACCAGTTGTAGTGTCAACCCAACATCCTGCTATAGCATGACAGACTTCTTCTGTAATGATTTCTGTTCTTGTCTCTGCAGCAGAAGCTGAACATAGTAGTGCTAAAAAACTTGTTGTCAATAGTAACTTTTTCATTTTCAATCTCTATTAAAATTAAACATTTCTCACTTTTCATATACTATTATACAGAAAAGTGAGATGTTTGTCAAGTCAATTCGTCAAAAAATCAATGTTTTCTATAAAAAATATGTCTGTCGATAGAAGCCATAATCTTTTTTTGCTTACTCCACTTTGGATATGTTTCCATCCAATTAGCGTGATAATGAGTAGCACCATCTGTTATGTCTATCAACTTATCTTCATAATGACTATCTAGAACTTTTACTGCAAGTGCTTGTGCAGAATTCCATGTTCTACCTTCGTTTGGAATATCCAAACGGCCATCACAATACCACGAAAATTGACATCTATCTCTCACAGGAACATGATCATTTAACTTAGAACTATAATAATGAATGCCTTCTTGAACTACACCACAAATGGTATTAGGGTAACTTTTGTTGAGTTTACGATTAATCGTAACGTTTGCTACTGCGAGTTTCCCTGCTGTACTCTCCACACCCGCCTCAAAATAAATATTTTTTGCTAGACAATCTACGTCTTTCAATGAATATCTAGTTGTTGGTTCGGGGGTTTTATAATAGTATTGTGGCGACACATTCACAACCTTTTGATTGAGAATTCTTTCTATCTCTTCAGGTTTCCATATCTGAGATGGCGCGTTACTATTAATAGATGAAGTAGTATACCATAGTGTAGCAAATAAAGCAAGGAACACCCTTACTATTTTTACCATACTTGTATCCTTTTTTGGTTATTCAATCAGTTCAATAAAATACATGAAAAATCAATCTCAACCAAACTTGTAGTTATATTTATATACTTTTAATCTTCTACAACTACTTTTTCTTTGATTTTTTCTTAGGTTTTGATTCAACTTCCACCTCTACATCCTCCATTTCTTCGACTTCGGGGAGCAACTCTGGCCATACATCTCTGACCAATTTGTAAGACAATCCCTTGTAAGACAGATTTTGGTCTTTGACAGCTATCAACAATTTAGCATCTTTTGGGTCAACCCTTTCCAACAATTGAACAAACATTGATTCCCGCTTGAGCATAGAAAGGTCATGTCCACCACCCTTGACAAAGTAATTTAATTTTTTCACCTCAAAATGTAAAGCACCATCAACAGAATCCGCTTCCTGACTTGGTGTATATGGTGGTGAACCTTTCGGAATGTGCCACTTAACATCTGGATGAAAGTTCAATTGTAACAATGCTTGAGTTGCATAGTTAGCTCTATTCTTGAGGATATCTCTTTTCTCTTCTCTTGTTTTAGCATCATCAACCATTTCAAGAGTTTCGATAACATTATGTTCAGCCATATTATACTTCTCCTATAAATTGCTTATCTGTCATTGCAACAGTTTTTTTGATTTTTGGAACATATTCCTGTGATGTTCCATATTTCGTTTCGTTCATGTTCTTTGTCCACACAGCATTAATATCTGGATAGAATACCCCCACAGACCTCTTAGGAGTTCCGTCAGCGTAATATGCCATCGCAACACATCTAGGAACTACTTTATGTTCTTCATCTTGGCCCGAAAACATGGAAATCCAATCTCCTGTTTTCAGATAATATTCCATATAGCGAATATATGCTTTCTTGGAAGCCGCGGAAATTTCTGAGGTTCTACGTTCTTTATCTGTAGCACTTCTACTTCTTGCTTGACCATTGAGAGCAGCAACCATCTCTTTATTGTGTTTTATCCATGCTTTGATGTTCTTGAAAGAATATGTGTCATCATCTGGTAAACTCATTACCATTTTGCTGACATTTTTATATTCGGAAGGAGCTCTCTTTGCTCTCATGAGTTTCATTCTCTCACGAAGCGCCTCTCGCTGTTCCTCAGTAATCTTACGAGTACGTTTAACCTTCATAGGTTTTCTTTCTACTTTCACTTTCTTTGCCATAATTATTTTTTTTGTTTAGAATATTCAATGTTTGATTTGATAGTCTCTAACATCATTTCCCATTGCTTAGCAGTAGTATCAATGTCATAGTGCATATCAAAATATTGTTTCTGGAATCCAAGACCAGCTTGAACTGGTGCTTCCCAAAAACTGTCAATTGCATCCTTCAGAACATAGGAAAACTTCCTAGCGTGTTCAGTCTTGTCTTGAACATATCCATACATCCAAGCAAAGTTAGCACACGTTTCTGGTAAGACTGCAAGGTTCGGGCAGACAACTACACAACCAGCACTCATCGCTTCAATCACCGAAATACACGCTGTCTCTTGGTATATGTTCGGATATGCTAAAATGTGTGTTTGTTGTAATGCTGCTCGAATTTCATCGTTGGATACTGTGCCATGATAATTGACATTCGGTGTATCCAAACAAGCATCATATAAAGGTTGATATTCGGAATCCTTTTCCTCCCACCCATAAATCTTAAAACTAGAATATATGTCCAACTCTACATTCTCTAATTTCATTGCACGAAATGCTCCAATCAACAAATCCAATCCACGATGTGGAGTAGAAATATATGCTAATCTTATTGGGCCGTCTTTGGGTTTCGTGTGAACTGGAATGGGAGTAATGGCGTTTTTAAGAACAACACTTTTCTCATATTCAACTCCAAGATCAAGATGATATTTTTCAAGAGACCAATCGGAAGGAAATACGAATCGTTCAAACTTGTCTCTGTAAGATTTTTCTTTTAGGAATTGAACTTCGGGGTCTTTAGATGTGTCCTGAAACCATAGGATTTTTGGTTTGTCTTCATAATCACGAACTCTTGAAAGAATGATTTGAAAGTAGTTCCAGAGGTCTTCAGGCACTCTCTCCTTGACTCTTTCATAAATCAGTTCACTACCGCCCTTTGCGTTCTTTGAAGCAATAACCACATCATTAGTAGAAGGAAGTGGTGGTAAACCTTTTTCTTTTCTTTCTCTGATCTCTTTTATCTTAGAGTCATCGAATTTCATCATGCTCATAATTTTCTCATTTCATTTATATAATATAAGTATAACAACTCCTGACAACATTGTCAAGTTTTTTATTAAAATAGAGTTCCTTGAAATTTTCCACTCAATCGATATAGAAGATGCCCACGATGAAATACTTCTACATCAGTTCCAGTTTCTTGAACTCTTTCTGCTTCTTGATCTGCTTCTGTTTTAGAATATTTCTGGATTTGTTTGTTGCTTGTTTCGATTAAATATGGGTAGTTAGATGTCGTTTGGGGTAACATAACTTTCCTAGTTAGAGTAACCCTGTCTTACAAATATAATATGAATCTATAATATCTGAAACAGGATTAGTAATTTTGATTGACTTTGGTGATAGACGGCTTTGTAAATCAATATTAGTTTCTTCTAAAAATGTTTCATACATCAATTCTTTATTAGCATTTCCTTTTCCTGTAGCAAATTTTTTAATTACTGTAGGTGGAATCGTAGTAAAAAGAAATCCACTTTGTTTGAGTTGTTGTTTGAGTATTCCAGTATTCTCTCCAATATTGAAAACTCTTCCTGTCGCAGCAAAAGCATAATCTTCCAAGTAAACGTGTTTCGCTCTACCATTGAACCAGCGAATACACTCAATTGCCCATTCTGCAAGTCTTACATATCTTTCTATCTCATCTGAGTATTTAGGATAATCATAAGCTCTAAAATTACCAAAAGATTCGTGAGATCGATTCTTCTTAATGAAATGAAACTTACAATTTTCAAATTTCAACATACCATCAACAAGTTTTCCTACACAAACAGCTGGTGAAGTCAATGAATAATCTATTCCTGCGACATATTCACATATCTTCTTCATCGTAATACGGCTCCATCAATATGCCACAGAATATACAATGTCTAGCAGTATCTTCTCTGGTTTCTCCCCTCAATTCACTAATATCAAATGTTACTGAATATAAAGCACCACAAGCGGTACAATCCTCATCTATTTCTACTACGTCTTCCATTTCGCTCCAAATTAATAAGTTACATTATGATTCTATATATCTACAATCTCACACCCCCCATCAGCAGAGCAAGCAAGTTCCTGAGAACCAGCTGTAAAATCTTGTTGTTCAAATTCAGACAGTTCTGACCAATTGACATTTTCGGGAATCGACTTTAACATTTCATCATATTCTTTTTTAGTACAATCTTGGTAAGGTGCTTGACGATATGTGTGGTCGCTAAATGGAAGAAAAGAAATTCCACTAATATCATCAAAGTTATTCCATACCCATGAACCAACTTCTGGCCATTCATCTTCTTTGACTGTAACAGTAATAGAAGGTTTGTGTTCACACCAATGTTTTTGATACATTGACCACAATTCTAGTTGTTCTATTGCTGTCATATCTGTTCTACATATTGCACCTTTTGGACTTTGAGTTGGAAAGGAAAAAACAGTAGTATGATTTGGTTTAGTCACATCGGGTTCATTTGGAAAACCATTTTGTTTCATCATTTTACAAAGAGGGTCTTTGTTGTCGGCTCTTACTGTCCGAATATAGTATTCACTATGCCGGGCATGAATACCACTAGCACTATCAACAAGCTGACTGACAGTACCAGAAGGTTTAACACAAGTAATTGCCGCCGATCTGTTAACACCCAATTTATCCGCCCACTCTTTGTTCGTTTCCACAGCAACTTTTCTAAGGTCTTGTAAAAGTTCATCTAATCCTTTCTTCCTACCACTCGTAAGCGGATTGTCTAGAATGCCGGTGAGCGAGACACCAAGTAATCGTTCATCTGAACAGTTTCTTTCCCATTCTTTAGTAAGATATCTGAAGTTTGTGAGGGTGGATTGAAATGTGCCAAGGATAGTCGCAACCCGCACCTTTTCAGCAAGAGATTCGGGAGTGTCATGTCTTCTGACAATACATTCTGATAAGTTGCAAAATTCTCTACTTCTGAGTATAATTTCGCTACATGGATTAGTTCCAAAATCTTCTCTGGGCTCTCTCCTTTTAATGAACTCTTGATTTTCATCCTTCTCTCTTTCATTTAATTTTGATACTTGTGCTTTTGCTGAAGCACCATTATACATTCCCCTTTCACCAGATTTGGAATCGTAAAGTGAATTCCATTCTCTCATAAAAGTTCCCACATTTGGTTTCTCTTTGTAGTTTACTGAATTATTAGCAAGTGCTCTTTGTCCGTTATACTCCCACCATTGACCAGATTTCGCTTTCCTCATTTCACCA